CTAGTCGCATACTTATTTTACTTTCTCTTCGTTTCCGCCGTTTTATTTTATCCGCCGTTTTATTTTCCGGAGCGTGTAAGAGGGCGGAATAGGGCGGTGTAAATTTTGTGGACGGCGGATAAAGACGCGGTTATATATCCCCCCTATTGGAACACGGGAGTGATGCCGTCCCCCGTCAGAAAAAAGGGTAGTCGCACACAATCCACAACGCCCCACAAAAATGGCAACGAATGGTTTAGCCCCCTACTTATATAACTGTTGGCTTAGAACGCATAGCTGATATAACCCCCTGTTTATTTTCAACGACCACGAAGAATGGAATAGCTGATATAACCCCCTGTTTATTTGCAACACCCCCGTGGGACGACGCAGATGGCAAAGATGGTATAGATACGTTCTTCTGTCCAACTCACGATGTGAGCCGGACGGCAAAGCCCTACGGGGTTTCTACTCACGCTTCGCGTGAGTAGAAATAAAAACACCACGCCGGAGCGTGGTGTAGTATCGGCAACCTACCCCAATGACACGAGTGCCGCCCGCTGCATTGGTCGCCGACAGCGACATACTATCCACATGAGCAGGCATAGTCAAGCATCAGTGAACAAGGCCCGCCACCGGCGGGACTGTGTGAACTGACCTACTCCCTACACGAGCAGTCTCCATCCATCAACCCCTCCCTACGTTTATTAAACTCCTCCTCCGTCATCTCCTCATTCTCAACAATGATGGTAGGTTTCTCGGTCTCGACAAGATAGCGGTCCGCCTGCACATCCACTTTAGTATAGTACGTTTCCATTATTTGCCCTCCTCAATAGTTACCTTAGCCCCGTCGTCATCCAAACCCAAGTACCCTTTCGTTGCCGAGAGCTTCGCTTGAGGCAACCATTCATCTTCGCACTCGCATAGTGCGTCGCCCATTTTCAACACCGACTTGCCGGTAACGATATGGCCTGAACCCTTAACCTCAACGCCTCTACCGCGCGACTTCGCACCCGCGTCTTTGGTAACACCATCCTCCATACTGTACGAACCTCCCCCTCCGCTCTTGAGTGTGGTATCCTTTCCAAATGTAACGTAGTCCCAGTACCCCCCGTCCACGACACCGGCCTCGCCGACTTTGCTCCAGCGGTTATTATAATAAGGTGGGCAGCAACGCTCGAAGTTGCAGTCTTTAAAGACACACCCCTTACCGAAATCGTTAGGCGCGAGGAACGTGCAGTTGGTAAAAACGCAGCCGTCCCCGTGAGTGGTATAAGGTGGGAATGTTACCCCCTGATAAACTTTTCCGTCCATGATGGTATCCCAATGACAATAGATTTAGACTCTTTGGCCCGCGACCTCGCGGTGCTGACCGCCAACAGATTATATAGTGAAGAGGAAATCGGCGCAGCCTACGACCTCTCGCCCTCCGACATCAACAAACTTCTCGACGACCCCGACTTCAACGCAAGGGTCTCGGCACACCGAGACAAGATAGGCGATGGTAGAACCGACCTGCTACGCGCCCAAGCGAAATTGATGTCGGAATCAAACCTGCGCGACCTGTTCGAGCTTTCCCGCAGCACCAAAGAAAAAACCTCTGACAAGCTCAAGGCAATGGCCGCTATCGCCGAAATCGCCGACATCAAACCCCGCAACGAGCAGCAGTTCAGTGGTATGGTACTCAACGTCAACTTCGGCAGTGATATGACACCGCCCTCCGTCGCCCAACTAACCCCTATGGAGGTCATCGAGCATGAGCAGCCTTAATATCGGTTTCGCATTGGACCAGTACCCAACCCTCAAACGTGCGTCTAATTCTAAAGCACTAATCCGTTTGGTCAAGGGAGCAGCAGGCAGCGGCAAGACTTCTTGGGCAATCATGGAGTTACTGCGCTCTGCGCTGCTTCAGACCCCATCCCCCCTCGACAACACCCGATACTTCCGTGCGCTGGTCGTGCGCAACACTTATGCGCTGCTCAAATCGAACACCATTCCGTCCATGAAGAATATGTTTGGCCCGCTGTTGCAGGTCACGGAGGGCAGCCAGCCGTTCGGTCGGGTACGCGCACGACTGCAAGATGGTACGGCTCTCGACATGGAGGTGCAGTTCCTCGCCCTCGACAGTGAGGACGCGCAGGACAAGCTCTTGGGTGCAGAACCCACAATGGTACTGTGTGACGAGTTGAACTTGATGCCGGAGAGCGTGGTCTTCGCATTGGTGCGCCGTCTCGGTCGCTACCCCAGTGGTACGAAAGGTAAGGTCGATAGGACAGGTGTCGTCGGTACGTTCAACGGTCCGGTCAAGGGGTCATGGTTGCACAAGTGGTATCTCGGCGAGCGCGATGCGCAGTTCGAGAAAGTGGCGCGTGAGATGGGTGTCGAGAAGTTGGTAGAGATGTTCAGTCAGCCGCCGGCCCTTATTCCCCCAGCAGGGTGGCCTAACAGCCACGACCCCAACGACGAGTGGTTGCCCAATCCGGAAGCGGAGAACATTCAGAACCTCGCGCAAGGTTATGGTTACTACTACGCCATGCTCGCCGACCCCGACATGGGTAAGATACAGAGCTATGTGCTGGGCGAGTTCGCCGACGTGAAACACGGCAAGGTCGTGTTCCCTGAGTTCCATCGGGACGTGCATACGTTCCCCGCCGAGCGGGTCAACACCAAAGAGCTGCGCGACTACTACCTCGCGTTCGACTTCGGGCGCACGCCGGTCTGCATCGTCGGTACACTACTGTCAGATGGTACGCTCATGGTACTGGACGAGTTCATGGGAGAGGATATGAGCGTAGAGCAGCTCTACCGCTCTACGGTGCGGCCTGCGCTCAAGCGCAACTATCCCAACGGTGTGTGCGTCAGGGCCTACGGCGACCCAGCCGGTATGGTCGGAGGTCAGAACATCAACCTGTCCCCGTTCGACGTGCTTCGCAAGGAGGGTGTGCCTATCGTCGCACCGACACGCAGCAACAAGCTAGAGCCTCGACTGGCTGCGGTGCGCAGCTTCATGTCATCACTCGGTACGGGCGGCAAGCCGCGACTGCTCATACGCGACAACTGCCGCTTCCTCATTCAGGCACTGGCAGCCGACTACATCTACGAGAACCGCAGCGGTGGTCGCACCGCAGACACACCTACCAAGTCGCACATCGGCTGGGTCAGCGATTTGGCAGACTCCTTGCATTACATGGCCCTTGGGCTATTATTAGTCATGTCCACTGGCGACGATGACGTGGCGCAGTACGAGACAGAGATAGAGTGGTGTTGACAGATACAGTAACCCTATGGCATAGTTGCGCCATCACAGATTGTGATTTCTGATTTCGCTCATTTTTTACTCCCTGACGGTCTAATCTGCAAACCAACGGCTTGCGCCCACCCTTGTACGGTGGGCTTCTTTTTTGCAGCCATTCTTTGAAATCAACACTCGGCTCGCCTTGACAGGCGGGCTTCTTTTTTATATCGTCGTGGCTCGTATTTAAATCCTTTCTTTTCCGACCCGACTTCCCCAGTCGGGTTATTTTTTGGTATCATGGGGTTCACACTGTTTGATTAACCCCAACCAAAGGAGGTCGTCATGACTACCAAGAAAGCACGTTGCAACGGTAAGCGTACCGGTTGTGCGTCCAACGGCACAGCACGAGGCTAAGTATGGACGAGAGCCTTATTGACACGCTGGGCGATATGGTCGTTTCACGCTTCCGTAAGGCTCGTGAAGCCAAGATGCCCCACTATAACGATATGATGGACTGCCTCAAATTGATGAACGGGCAGCCATTATCTGCGCCTGCTGGGGACGGGCCTGACATCGTTATGGATATTAGTTCCCCAATCGTGAAGAATATTGTTGGTCTGATACGCGACATCTTTGTCGGCTCAACAGCCCAGCCCTACACCATCAACGCCACACCTGTGGTGGAGCTTCCGGAAGACGTGGAAGCGAACCTGCTTGAGAAAGTAGAACGCGACCTTGAGACATTCATCGCCATCAACGGCGGCGACGTGAATGCTGTACGCGCCCAAGTGTCCGAGATGCGGGCGGCAGTCCAACTTGAAGAGAACCGCAAGGCAAGCGTGGCGGCAGACCGCCTGCGCACCATCGTTGCCGACCGTCTGTACGACGCAGACTGGGAGGCGCAGTTCATCGACTTCATCGACCACTTCTGTATTTACCCTGCGGCGATTATGAAAGCCCCTGCGGTAAACACCCGCACCGTCATGCGTTGGGATGGTACAACCGTGTCGCCTACAACCGAGACCGTGCGTCAGGTCGAGAACATCTCGCCGTTCGACTTCTTCCCTGCACCGTATGCAACCGATATTCAGTCTGCGGATTACGTCATTGAACGCCGTCGCCTGACACGCAATGAGCTGCTCCAGTTGGGCAGTGCTTCCGGTTACGACGAGGATGTGATTGCCGAAGTGTTCGAGGCGAACCCGAACGGCGCACCCCTACCGTATGGTTCTGTGGATGACGACGACATCTCCGACACCGACATCGGGGACAAGACCGACCTCGATGCGTTTGACGCATTGGGCTACTACGGACGAATCCGCAACGACCTGCTCGCCGAGTATGGTATCCAGTTTGCGGAAGAGGAAATGCACGGTGCATCCGAGGCGGAGGTGTGGGTCGTCGGTGGGCGTGTGATTAAGTGTCTGTTGAATCCTGACCCGTTGGGCCGCCGTCCGTTCTATAAAGCCTGCTTCGAGAAAGTGCCGAGTTCGTTTTGGGGTGCGTCCCCAGCGATGAAGCTGCGCGATACCCAGCGCGTGTGTACGGCTTCCGTCCGTGCTTTGGTACGCAATATGCAATACTCAAGTGGTCCTATCGGCGAGGTACGCAAGGGTGCGGTCAAGGACGGCCACGCACCGAACGCAATTATCCCGCACACCATCCGTGTGGTAGAGGAAGATACGTTCGGTAGCGGCGCACCGGCGTATCGGTTCTATACCGTGCCGTCGCTGTCCAACGAGCTGGTGGCCCTGTTCGACAAGTTCATGGGTTATGGCTACGAGCTGATTGGTATCCCCCGTGTGGCGTTTGGTTCGCCACAGGGTTTGGGTACGCTCGGTCGTACCGCCGGTGGTGTGTCCATCATTTTGAACCAGTCCACCAAAGCCATTAAGCAGGCACTGCGTATGATTGAGTCCGGCCTGATTGAGCCGGTGGTTCAAGAGTTCATCAACTACGAGATTCGTACCAGTAACGACCCCGACATCCGTGGCGACATTCGTGTGTACGCTCGTGGCGTGTCAGGCTTGATGGAACAAGAGAGCAAGAACGGTGACCTTGAGTGGGCGTTGCAGTCTATCTCCAGCATGGTCGGTGTGGTTGACCCAACGACAGGGCAACCTATTGTTCCGGCTACTGCGGTGCAACGTATCTTGTACACCATGTTCAAAAACAAAGGGCTGTCCACAGAGGGCATCTTCCCCGACTTCGACCGCCAAGAAGCCTTTGGCGAGATTGCCGGTACACCTATGCCGCAAGACCCTGCCGCTGATGTTCCTGACTTACAGGGGCGCAGCCCTAATGCTGAAGCGGCTATTGCTGCCGCTAACGGAGTCTAACTATGATTACATCTAAATGTGATTCTACGGTTATCACTATGGTGGTGGAGGGCAAGCCGATTGAGGTCGGCTCTTCCTCAAAAATGTATCCGCACATCGAGGAACTCACGCCGGTGCGTGTAGGCCCTTTCACTACCCCGTTTATGTTGCATACGACGACCTCGGATGACGGTACGCCATGCGTACAGATTAAAGTTGAGCGCGTGGTAGAATGCCCTAACGGTTGTGATATGAGTGAATTTAAGTACCCATTCCCTTTGGGTTGTGGGGCTTCTCACTTGCTACCGGCAGGCGTATATGATATAACTGTGTGCAAACAAGAGGCTGCGTCGCTAGAGATAGGCGACGTGATTGACTTAACCTTAATGGTAGAACCTGTCACTGACAGCTTCGCCTCCATTTACTTGAGTAAGGTGTAGCATGAGTGCGAACCGTCTTAACCTGCCCGAAAGTACAGGCCGTGCGATTCAGTTGAGTCGCAAGGAAGCCAGTACCTTGATGGGCTTTCAGCGTTCGGCGTATGCTGCGCCGATTAAAGAAATCTTGTTGAAAGTGCTGGATGACAGCCGCGTTGTCAACGAGACCGAGACTGCCTCCGAAGAAAACCGTATGCGTGTTGCTGCGGTTAATGATATTTTGGAAACCCTGTTCACGGGTAAGGTGGAATTAGAATGAAGAAGCCTGAAGCTATTTTAGTGACCCCATGCCGTGCCGTGGTGGTCTCCGGTGTTGACCTGCAAGAGGGCGATAAATTCATCGTCCACCGCGTCATTGACAGCGAGTGCGCTATGGAAGATTCAAAGGATATTCCTTTCTCCCCATGCGGCAAGGTTATCACACTCGACTTGAATCACAACCCAGTCATGATTGACATGGCGGGTTATTACCGTATTTATCCCGATGGTGTGGTAAGTGATACAGCGTCCCTGTATATTGACCGCATTTCGTCTTGCGAGAAATGATATGAATCATCGTACACGACTTGGACTTATTTCTTCAGATGACCAAGCTGCCGCTCGTGATGGGTTGTCTCGCCTGCGTTCCAACCGCGACTTTGAGGCTTTGATTACTCTGCTCGAACAAGAGCTGGTAATTGAGCGCGAGTTGTATGAGACACGCACAGCGTCCGACCACCAACGGGGGCAGGTTGTCATGTTGAAGAAAGTCAT